GTTAGGATGAACGGTTTCTTTAGTCATGATGTAATCCCTTTCGCTACAATGGTTTACCGGGTGGCTTCATTGCCGTCTCCAGTAAGCGGAGCCCCGGCACTGGCCCCAGTCTAGCAGAGCCGGATCGGCAGTCAAGAACTAAACCATAAACTATTGATTTTAAAGGTCTTGACGATTTGTCTGGTTTTCGGTGTTTGGTCAGAGTAGTTTTTTTTCTCTTTAGTTTCAACGGTTTAGATGCAACAATCCTAAAATGTTTTAGGGTCTAGGTGCTAAGTTGCCGATTCTAAAGAGATAACGGTTCTTTTGCCGTTTCCCCCTGTTTTTTATAGGGTTTTCCTGTAGAGCCCCTACAGCGTCGAGGGGGCTTAAGATATTGAATGCAAAGGATATAGGGGGGGTATCAAGGGGAAGGAAGCGTGTTTTTCTCTCTCTTTTACGTGTTTTTACATGAGACCCTCCCTTAGGTTGTAGCCCGTAACATGACAGGTCTAAAGGAAAAACGCATATATGATCCCTTTTCTAGGAATAGGCGACCCGGAAAGTTGGGAATTTATGCGTATTCTTATATCTCATCCGTAGGACGACACAATTTCCAAAAGCGGTGGTTTAGGGGGGTAGTGCTTTTCATGGAAAACGGGATTGGATTGCTGAAAAAAAATCGACAGGACATTATCGGTATCACAAATGTCCTATTGACATTGAATGAAAAATATGGTATAATCGAACTATAAAAAAAAGAAATAATTTATTAGAACCGCCCTAAAGGGCAAAAGGCGTTGACAACCCATCAAGGGTAGGTTAAGATTAATATGGTTGAAAGGGGGTATAGTGTCTAAAAAAACTACATACGAGACAGGGGCGAGTAGAAGCGCTGATATTCAAGGGGAAAGGTATGATTTGGTACCACCGGAAGGAGTGGAAGCGGTAGCTAGGGCGATGCACGAAGGGTCAATCCACCACGGAGACAACAATTGGAAAAAGGGATTGAAAACCTCGGTACTCATCAATCACGCCATACGTCATATCATGCTTTTCTTAAGGGAAGGNAATCACAGGGAAGATCANATTGGTCATGCAACCGCAAATTTAATGATGCTGAAGTGGAATGAGAAGAACTTGCCTGAGTTTAACGACCTTGGGCATTCGTGGCACATCGAAGCAGGAAGCAATGAACTCCAACCTCAAATTAAGGATTTAAAAAAGACATGAGCGACTTACTGAAGATCGGTGGACTATGGGAGAACAAGGACAAGAATGATAATACGTATTTTAGTGGTACCTTTACCTACGGTGTTAAGCTATTGGTGATGAAGAATACGTTCAAGGAGAAGGACAATGAGCCTGACTACATGGTTTACCTTGCTAAGAAAGACAGGGACACCCNAGAAGAGTAGTTGCCCTTATAAATTGGAGCCGAACCTATGTGGAACGCAATCGCAGCCATCTTTGGATTGGCTAGGGATACGCTCAAGCGTGTTTTCAAAACAAAGCACGCACGCCAATGGAAGAGCAATGAGGAAGATATTGATAATGCGTTGGCTGATCGTGATGTGGTGTCTCTCTCTAGTATTTTTAACAAGTTGCGCAGGAAGGGTAGTTCTTCTGGAAAGCGGTGAGATGATTGCTCTGGATAATGGGCGATACTCGGTTTCCGANGAATGGGTATCTGAACGCTTGCATTTTGAGAACGATATGGTAAAACGATTATCTGAATGTAACGATGATTAATCATAGGAGAACGGTAATGGAAATGTTAATTGGATTCATCGACAAAATAATGCCCGGACGCAAGACATACCTTCTGATGGTCGTCGGGATGGGAATGGTTGTGTGCCAGATGCTTGGATACCACCAGTTCNCACCGGAAGCATGGGGTATGATGGGGATCGGTGGCGCAGCGACATGGAAAATGGGCATGGACAGAAAGTAAAGTGGTACCAATGGCTGCCAGTTCTTCTATTACTGGCTTCTCCGGTTCTTGCACAACCGCCTGAACCGAAACCCCACTTTGATACAATGAAGGAGTGGCAGCTACACTTTTCTCTAGGGATTGTTGTACTCTTTGAGGAAGAAGATGGATTGGTATGGTATTCGTACCCTATACTGGCGCAATATCCGGTCANTGGGTGNGAGGAATACTCCTACCATGACAAGGAAGTGTATTTATTTTCTACCAATATGAGATATGTGATCCCTGCAAAGCCGATGTTGTACCGTAAACCGCCAAATGATTGGGAGATGTGGGATGGCAGAAGAGACTAAACTACCGATGTTTGTAAAAGGGGGGATGGCTGGCCCCGGCAGACCAAAGAATCTGATTAATAAGAACCGATTGGTCGGTGAAGTCCTGAATAAGTTGAATTTTGAACCGCTAAGAGAGGCTGTCGAGCTATATCGTGACATCGACACGCCCCCGAAAGTTAAGTCTGATATTGTTTTGAAGATTATGCGACTTGTTTACCCAGAGATGAAGCAGATACAGATGGAAAGTCACAGCATGGCGAATGCCATGAACCCAATTGCTGAAGCGATGCTGCAAATACAAGAACGCAAAACTGGATTTGACTACAATTCAAAGGCAAATAGTGGCGAAAAAGAAACAACAGAGCCTAGTACGTCTAATTAAGAGCCGTACATGGCGATTAAACAATCTTTACCATATTAGACCCAAGGAAGGCAGTTCACTCATCCCGTTTCGTTTGAATTGGGCACAGAAAGAACTGTATGACGGGATGTGGAACCGTGCCATTGTTTTAAAGGCACGTCAGTTGGGGGTCACTACGTTTTATTCCATCCTGTTTCTGGATGATTGCCTGTTTAATCCTAATAGGGAAGCAGGAATTATAGCGGATACCCGTGAGAACGCAGAGGAAATCTTCCGCACCAAGGTTAAGGACGTGTGGGATAGCGTGGCAAGGGATATTCCTGCCCTACGTGACTTGATTTACAGTACGATCAGGCTGGAAAGCGAACAAGGCAAGCGATTGATTTTCAGTAATGGTTCTGCTTTCAGGGTTTCCACTTCGATGAGGTCGGGCACACTCTCCCAGTTACTGATTACGGAGTACGGCAAGATTTGCGCCAAGGAACCGGAGAAAGCGAGGGAAGTGCGCACAGGGAGTATCGAGACTTTACCCAGAGATGCCCTGCTTGCCATAGAATCCACGGCTATGGGGAATGAGGGTGATTTTTTTACCAAGTGTCGTGATGCNGAACTGGATACCCTGTCCAAACGCACCCTCACCACGATGGACTACAAGTTTTTCTTCTTCCCTTGGTATAGGGAGAAGGCTTATACGCTGGATACCTCCGCAAGAGTACCCCCTGATGTAGAGGATTACTTTGAGAAACAAAGTAAGGAGTTGTCCTGTAAGTTCTCGGAAACACAGAAAGCATGGTATGCTAAGAAGGTTGCCGAACTGGGCGAGGACGTTAAGCGAGAGTACCCCACCACGGCAAAAGAAGCGTTTGAACAAAGCATAGAAGGAGCCTATCTCTCACGTCATCTCCAGACTGCCTATCTTGAACAACGTATCAGCACAATCCCGTATATCCGCAGCCTTCCAGTACATACGAGTTGGGATTTGGGGATTAATGATACTACTTGTATCTGGTTTTTTCAGGTACATCAGGATTGCGTGCGGTTCATCGACTACTACGAGAACGCAGATGAAGGTTTGTCGCATTATGTGAACGTGCTAAAAACAAAGGATTATCGCTATGGTAAGAACCTAGCGCCCCACGATATCGAGGTGCGTGACTTCACGATAGGCAAGACCCGTAAGGAGTTTGCGAGGGAGCAGGGACTGATCTTTGAAACGGTGCCACGCCCCAACGATGTAATGGATAAAATTGAGAGTGTTAGAAACCTGTTTCCCCAGTTCTACTTCGATGAAAATAAATGCGCTAGGGGGTTGACTTGTTTGAAGAATTACCGTAAAGAATGGGATGACAAGAACGGTTGTTATAAGAACCGTCCCCTGCATAATTGGGCTTCACATGGCTTTGATGCGTTATCAACTTGTTCTTTGGGATTTGAGGCGGGATACCTTGCAATCAAACAGTTACAGGATATTGCAGTAGCAACATACGACGTATTTAAATAGGAGATAGCATCATGGGTGGAAAAAGTTCAGTACCAACACCCCCGGCACCAGTAATGATGCCAGCGACCCCAGCAGCCAATTATCTACCACCAAAGACAGAACTTCCTGAACCTGAAGTAGTGACACGGGCGCAAGAAGATGCTGAAAAGCGTAAGAAAATGGCACGGTTAGCGGAAACGGATACCCGTGAAACTACGATTTTGAATGAGGGGGGTGGACTAGGGCTTGGCGCTGTAGACGAGCTAGACCAACCCAGTTTATACTATAAGAAAAAGACGGTAGGCACTAAAGCGAATAAGGGCTTATTGGCATCGTGAGGAGTTTAAAGCATAGTGTTGTCAGGTTAGCTGAGACTGAAGATACTTGCGCATTGGTTGATAAGTTTAAGGGCGGTAATACTGAGAGTGGTTATGGGCTTACATACAGCGAAAAGAACGCCTTCAAATACCTCTATGACTATATTAATCATAAGGAGTGTGATGTTCTGGTTTCCGAAGAAGGTGGGGAGATTACCGGATGTGTAATGATTGCGGAAAGTTTAGAGTTCCACGACAGACCCTTTTGCTATATAGGGAAGTTTTGGATATTTTCATCTGGAAGAAGAACGGATGCTAGTAGAGAATTAATATCACATTCGCTGAAGTGGGCCAAGGAAAGAGATTGTTCGCATCTGTTCGTTACAGCTACTGCGGAATTGGCTGACAAGGAACAGCGGTTATTTATTAATTTAATGAAGAAGTCTGGATTGGTCGAGCATGGCCCCGTACTTTCTCTAAAGATGGAGTAGATACTATGGGTAAGTTTAAATCAATAGCAAGGTTCTTTGGTGGTGGACGTAGTGCGCCCCCACAACCGGATTACGCAGCCATACAACGCCAACAGCAAGCAGAGCAGCAGAGATTAGTTGACGAAAGAGCCGAGGAATTACGAGTGCAGGGGGTATCGAATTATATTGATTTCATGTACGACAACCCAGAAAGTATTTCACAGAGAGGTGCGACGGGGCAATATTTTAAAGCGGTTTCCCCCGGCAAGATACCTACAGATGCCTTGGCTGGCTATAAGACGGATAAGTCAATTACCGCAGAAATATTAAGAGACTCCCCAACGAAGTATTTTCAGAATCGTTCGCTAGTTCCCTCTACGCAGAAGGGACGTATCCGATTGGGTACGACGAAAAAAGCTGGCCCGGTTGCTGGTGGGTTGCTTGGCGCTGCGGATGTTGAGAAGAAAACATTACTAGGAGCATAATATGTCTGTAGCCAATGCGTTATTGAAACGCTACGACAAGTTGAAGGGAGATCGTATGTTATGGGAACCCTTCTTCAGGGATGTCAGAGATTATATAAGACCCCGCAAACAACAAGTCGATAGCTCATCCCATATCAGCGCAGAGCGATTCACCAATAAGCAGTTTGATTCTACGGCTCCAGAAGCCAGCCGAATCATGGCGATGTCCATGCAGAATGCGCTAACACCACAGCAAGTGGTTTGGTTTGGGTTGTCTATTCCGTCAGGCCACGCTTTATCGCCCTTGAATAAAGCCCCGGAAGTGAGGAAATGGTTTCACGAAGTATCGCAGAAGATGTTTTTCGCCATGCACGAAAGCAATTTCTACACCGTCATAGGCGAATCCTTCCTAGACTTCACATCTTTTGGAACCATTAATATCCTCTTGGAAGAGGACATGGTAGAACCCACGGAATTTGGTGGGCTAGTATTCACTTCAATTCCTACGGGGCAGTTTGTATTCGCAGAGGACAAGCGTGGTAAACCAGATACGGTATTTTGGGAATATGTGTTCTCCGCACGCCAAGCCAAACAGATGTTCGGGGGCAGGAAACTACCCGACAAGATCAAGAAAGCTGTTAAAGAAGCACCGGATGAGCAGTTTACGTTTGTGCGTGTGGTTATGCCGAGAGAAGATTACAAGGCTGGGACGCAGGACGTTCTACAGAAGAAGTTTGCTGCCGTTGATATTCACTATGACTCCAAGACGATACTAAGAGAGAGTGGATTCAATGAGCTACCTTACGTTATAGGGAGATTTGAGAAGGCATCAGGGGAACTCTGGGGTAGAAGCCCAGCGGATATTGCGATGCCAGATATTAAGACGATCAACAAGATAAGGGAATTAGAGTTGAAGGGGCTTGCTACTGCCGTACACCCCCCGTTAATAGCCCCGGATCAAGGGATTATTGGTACCTTTAGGATGACCCCTTCAGCTATAAACTATTCCAGAGAACCCGAAAGATTTAAATTCCTGAGATTTGAAGGCCGTTTCGACTTATCGTCGCTCAAGGCCAATGAACTGAAAAAATCTATTCGGGGCATATTCCTAGCGGATCAGTTGGTTCTACCAGAGAAGCTCAACATGACCGCTGAAGAAGTGGCGACGGTACGAGAACAAATCCAGAAACTCCTTGGCCCCACGGTTGCCCGGTTTGAGAGCGAGGTTCTTACCCCGTTGATCCTGCGTAGCTTTGGGATCATGTATCGGGCTGGCGTGTTACCACCTACACCACCTGAATTAGAGGGTTTGGATGAAATCGAAATTGCGTACATTGGGCAGCTTGCTAAAAATCAGAAGATACAGGATGTCACATCCATTCAAAGGTGGTTGGGAGTCGCTTCAAACATGGCAACGGTATCGCCTGAGATTCTTGATAATGTTGATATGGATAAGGCTCTGGAAATTATCGGTGAAAGAATGGCTGTTCCGACTGAAGTTATGCGTTCTGAGAAGGAAGTGGCTGCTTTAAGGGCGCAGAGACAAGAGAAGATGATGATGCAAGAGCAACTTGCCCAAGCATCACAGGTTGCAGAAGGTGCTGGTAAGGCAGCGCCAATGGTTAAAGCGTTAGGAGGTGCAGATGCGTTCCCCGTCCAATGAACTGGAGGAGATTAGGGAGGCCATTGTTAAAACATTCTCCGGTGTATACGGAGAAAAGGTACTGAATTTTTTAGACGATATGTATTCCAACCAGATATCAGCCGTACCCAATGATCCTTATACTACATACTACCATGAGGGGGGGCGTGGCTTGGTACTCGGGTTGAAGTTCCAAATCAACGCATATAAAGAAGTCAAACAAAAAGCGAAAAACTATTAACCAATTAAAGGAGTTGTTATGACTGACGAGGCCGTTCAAAGCGAGAACCTCATAGGCACAGAAGAAGCAGAAGTACAGGACGATTCATGGAGAGGGCAGCATTTACCTGAAGATTTACGAGACAACGATACGCTAAAGAAGTTTGAGGATGTAGGAGCCTTAGGCGGTGCTTATCTCAAGCTACAAGAGATGCTGGGATCACGGGCTAAAATCCCCGGTGAGGAGTCTACAGATGAAGAGCGAGGCGAGTTCTATAGCAAGCTAGGTCGCCCTGAAGCCCCAGATAAGTATGACATTCAGATTGATGAGAAATATTCTCAGACCATAGAGGATCAGCAGAAA